GGTATACGAGGCATACTAGATAACATACTACCGAAAAGCACTGAGTCCCAAAAAGATAGTCTGGAATCCGTTAAAAAGTTTCTACAACTTAGCGACAATGCTAAAAAGGCACATAAGTACGGGCTTCTGGATATGATGCCTCTAAACGTAATAGCTAAAATGTACGAGGAAGATGTACCGCTGATTAAGAAGCTACTACGTGTAATACAGGATAAAGTTGGGGCTAGGAGCAAGGCTCTTGCGAAGATAAAAGAAACCGCTGAACGTATGGAAAGACCTTTCAAGAATAGACCAAAAGTAGAACGTGAAAACTTTGATGCAATTGTTAGTGAAACTACCCTAGAACGGATAGACCCCACTAAAACTAAAGACTACTATCAAAAGTTTTGGTTTTTCTACGAAACTACTGATAAAGCCGGTAATTTAGTTACTCAGTCCAAAGACTTCACTACTGAAGTAGACCGTAACACGGCCCTAACCGCGTGGAAAAAAGCTAACCCAGATAACATCACTTTTCGTATTATGGATGCTGATGCCGCTAAAGCCGAGAAGTTTGACGGGATAAAAACTAAGTTTAGTAGTATGCGCCCAGACCAACAAAGAGCTTATCTAACGCTAAAAGAATCTTACGAACAAGTTTACGCAGAGCTACGTCAGACAATAAGTGATCGTATTGACGCCCTTACTGGTAGCAAAGAACAACGAGAAGTACTAAAACAAAAATTAATATATAAACTTTTAGCAAAAGAAATAATTGAGCCGTACTTCCCGCTATACAGGAAAGGCGAATACTGGCTACAGTATAACGACATAGTGGACGGGGAGTTCACAGTATCTAAGGAGGCGTTTGAAACTCTAACTGAAAGAACAATAGAAGCAAATAAAGTTAGGGCCGATACTGGTCGTACGGAAAGGCTTGCAAGTGTTACCGATGATACAAAACGTAAAGGCTTTATAGATTCAGGTTTAACTACAGAAGAAGCCAACGCTAAATTAGCTAATACCGCCCAGTCGGGGACAGAAGTAAGTGAGTATGACAATACGGTAGTGAATAAGAAAAATTCTTCCCGAAACAACGTAGCTACGGGGTTTGCCTACGACGTATTAGCTCAACTCCAAAAAATAAACGCCCCTGCCGAAACACAAGACCTAGTGTTAAACATGTTGTTGGATGTAATGCCAGAACGATCCCTCTCTAGGGCGCTTCAACCCCGCGAAGGTACAGCAGGATTTAGGAAGGACGCACTTAAGGTATTCAGAGATCGTATGCCCGCGTTTGTTAATCAAGTTAACAATATCAAATATGATATACCCCTCAGCAATGCCGAAACTGAAATAGAAGCAGAGATAGGAGAGGCTAAACGAAGATACCCCGACCGTATTCAGGAGCTACAGAATTTAAACGAGTCTATTAATTCTTACGTAGGTTTCGCTAAAGACCCATACATAGCGTCGTGGAGTAAAGGGCTAAAATCTTTAGGTTTTGCTACTACGTTAGGTCTAAACGTATCCTCTGTACTGGTTAATGCTACTAATATACCTATAGTTGTTTACCCCTATCTCGGCGGTAAGTACGGGTACAAGGACGCTCAAAAAGCATTGTTTGAAGCAAAACGCCTTTATATGAACGCGGGTAAGGTAGAGGGGACGAAGTATGGCGCAGTAGTACGAAAACGACTTTCAGACACTTATGGCTCAGACGTAGAAGAACTCGTAAGCGCTGGGTACAACGCGACTAACATTGACTTCTCTGATCCCAAAAACGTGCCAGAAGAGTACAAGATATACAAAGAAGTAATTGAATTAATGGACAGGCGGGGGCAAGCCAACCGATCTTTAGTTGCAGATGCTCTCGATATGGAGGATGTGGGTAGTTCAATGTGGACAAAATTTAATGCTATACAGGGATTTATGTTCCACCACGGTGAACGCGCAAACAGACAGATAACGGCTCTAGCAAGCTATAAGTTAGAGTTGGACGCTATGGCTAAGAAGAAAAAAGTCCCTGTATCGGGGCTTACTGAACAAGACCGTATGGATGCCGCCGAATTAGCCATTGAAACTACTGAGTTAACTAATAGTGGAGCGCAGACTGAAACTGCCCCCAAATGGGCGCAAGGTAATATAGGTAGCATAGTAATGATGTACAAACGTTTCGGTATATCTATGTACTACTTACAAGCTAGGATGGCACGCCAAGCATATATGAGCGCCGGTGACCCCGAAAAAGCTCGCGCTAGAGTACTTGAAAATGGTGGTACTCAAGAAGAAGCCGAAGAGGCCGCGCAAGATGCTATAGAACTTAAGAGAATAGCCAGAAGACAGATACTAGGATTATTTGCTTCCTCTGCGATGTTTGCTGGCGTACAAGGCATCCCTCTGTACGGTCTTGTGTCGTTCCTTATGAACCTATTCGGTGACGATGAGGAGGAGGATTTTGATAGTTGGGTAGCTAAGAACATTACAGAGATACCCTACTCTGGATTTATTAATGCTATGACGGGCTTAGATGCCGCTCCGCGTATAGGTATGACTAATCTTCTTTTTAGAAGCCGCCCAAACGCCCCAGAACAAGCGCTTGAGGTCGATGCCCTAGAGTACTTAGGGGGGCCAGCACTAAGTGCGCTCCTTAAAGTTAAAGATGGGGCTAACTTAATAGCAGATGGGGAATTTTATCGAGGTGTTGAACGCGCAATGCCCGCTTCTATTGGCAATGTACTTAAGGGGGGTAGGTTTACCTTCGAGGGAGCCACCACTATGCGGGGTGACCCGATTACAGAAAACATGGGGCCAGTGAGTATCTTTGGGCAACTTATAGGGATACTTCCGGGTAATTACTCTAAACAAATGGAGATTAACGCTGCCCAGAAAAACATTGACATAGCTATATCTACTAACCGTACTAGGCTACTACGTAAATTATACTTAGCAAAAAATGAAGGTGGGTATAAAGCCGAAAGCGAAGTCCAACGAGAAATAGACGCGTTTAATACACGCAACCCAGAAGTGCCTATAACTCGTGAAACTATCGAAAGGTCAATGCGTCAACATAAATTGACAAGCCAAATTGTTACTGAACTAGGTGGGATAACTGTTAACCGACGTAGGCAAGAGAAAGTACTGCAAGAGCAAGCGGATGCGTTAGGCGGCGGCATTACTCTTTGGGATATGTTCCAATAAAAAAAGCCCCCAATTAAGGGGGCTAAAATATCTCTCAAGGAGAATGATGAGCATATATAGTATCAAATCTTACGGGACACTACTACATATAGGTTTAGGTACGATTATTTCATCCTCCACACTCTAACCCCATACTTTCCATTCTCTATACAAACACGTTTAGTTATGTGTTCCTTGTCAATATGAGCAAGTTTAACAAGGTCGTCTACTGCCTTAGTCGTGTTGATAGCCGGGATAAATACGGAGGCTCCAGATACAAAGCCCCGCATGTTTATTGTAATGGGTACCCCATCTGGGCATACTTCAACCGTCCGTATCGGCTTCATCAGTACTTTCCCAAGATAGCTCTAATACATGCTGAGGAGGTAGGTCTAACTTAGTACCCCTACCTAGCCGCATTTTAGTTGTTCTACCATTAAGCTGTGCAATTATATGCCCCCGTACTTGACTGTAGTTGTGTCCCTTATCTATACACCACGCTTTAAACGGCCCCGGAAGCAGGTATAGTTTATGTATGTCGTACTCATGCCTACCCACCCATTTATAGAGAGGGGTCGCATCTGGCATTATTATAGTGTCCATATCCTCTGGTACGTCCCCAGTACTCCTTAACCGTAATATACCTCGTGGGTTGTCGTTATAGAACTGAGCCACTAAATCTTTTACATCTATATCCATTTCTTTCATCCCGGCTTTTAGTATTTTTAGTTTGGTAACCATCCATGCATAGAACGCATCTAAATCCCAGTTAATAAGGTTTAGTCTTTTTGCTAGAACACATCCAACGTAAGTAACAGATAGCTCGGCTACCCAATGCCTATCTTGTGGCGTTAACTTGGCATCGTTAATTAGCTGATCCCGAATCTCAATAACGAGACTCCGTGTTTGGTGTAGGTTATTTAGTATGTACTGAATATAGATAACTCCAGCATGCCCATAGTTTGCGGCTAAGTCGTCATTGAGAGCGGCAACGGCGGGGTTATCCGTCGCATCTAACCTTTTAGTTATCATAGATTCTATTACACGCCCTGATTCACCTTTAGGCAATGCCCTATACGAAGTCATAATTTCTAATAAACTTGTGTTACCAGCAGTACCTGCTAGTGTACTCCACGGCTCTCCCCTATACCGCTCAGTGTTTTCCCCACTGTTGTTTAACCTATTACGCTGTTCCCCGTCACTCACTGAATATACAAAATTACTTGCGGCTTTGGGTTCGTAGTTAGACATTTCATCAATATACAGGGGTAAGTTTTTGTATATCTCGGCGCGGTTCCAGACAGAGTTACCTGTATCTTTTGCTTTTAGGACAATACGTTTTGGTGCCCCCCATATCGAAGCGCCTCCCCACATACCTGTGGTTTTTCCGTAACCAGTCTCAGGACTCATTGCATGGTATATAGCGCCGGATACGTTTGGGATAAACTCCATAAGAGGAGCGCCAAACGCCAAACCAAACATCATCTGATGCTCTTCAAAGTCTGGCCTGTTATAGAAATCTGTTACTTTTTTCCATCCCTCTAATGTCCCTTTGCTTTGGAAATGCGGGAAGTACTGTGCAGTACGTGCGCCGGGAGGGTTTTCAGCGATATGAGTAGCGAATATCTCCTTGTCCCCAAGAATGAAAGACTTATGTTGCTCAGTCCAACCAAATTGAGTCCTGACATGGATCGGGTCTACGTTATCTTTTAGGTATTTTACCCATTTACTTACATAAAACATTAGCTCATCCGCCTCTCTATTAAGTAGAAATATATCGTTCTTTCCCATAACTTTTTTAAACTGTTCTTTGTTCGTTAACTCAGTACCTATGGCGACAAAGGTATTCAATCCTTCCCTAACGGTATGGTGTTCAAAAACAAAACATGGCCCATCTTTAGGGTCTAGTAATCTTTTCGTCAGGTACAGATCGCGGTCATACACTAGCACCTCATCTTGGTTACCATCACTATCCTGAATACGTTTATATACCCCGCCGTTAACCCCTCTAAAATAAGGGGAAGGGTAGTCAGGTACTTGATGGACTCTAGTTTTTGGTGGTTCTGTAACCTCTTCCTCACCTTCTGACATAACCGCCTGTGGTTCTACTATCACCTCTACCGCATTAGTAGCGGCCTCTTTAACCTCCATACATAACTTAATTGGGGTACGGATTTTCCCCTTATGCGGACATCCCTGACAACCACTGGGGTTATCGTTTTCAAATGTCATACATAGGTGAGGAGTATCAATAGAAGAAGCTATCTTTTCTGTTTCGGTAGGGTCGTACCCGCTATAGCCTTTTGATACTACGTGTATAGCCTGTCCCCCATCTTCGCAATGCTTGGCAATAGACAGTACGTGGAGCCAATCTGGGTAAGAAAGAGAGTCAGGTTCAAGAAACGCCCTGCGTATCTGCTTACACCCACCCCCACTAAGAGAGGCTTTGGCAACCTTTAAAAACTTCTTTGTGTATTTATCCTGACCAAGCACCGCCGCCATATCCTTACTATCTTCATCAGTAAAGGTACGAGAGGGGGTTACTGGTATCAGAGTTTCAGGTAACTTTTTAGCAAAACTATCTAAGTCAACATGTTGCTCTCCCATGCGTAGTATCTGCACGCTAAGAGCCGGGTCAGCTTTAAAGTTACGTGTATTAGGTACACGTAGTATACGAGCCGCGTCAGCAGTAACGACGGGATCAGCTTCAAGTCCGTATTCGAGGCAAGCAGATTTAAGCCGCTCGGCTACGGGGAGCCATTCCTCTCTTGAGTACGGGCGCGTTAATGCCCAGTACACATGAATACCACGCCCAGAGTTTACTACGCTGGTTGGTTTTGGTAGTTCGTATTTTTTGTAAAAACCCCGCAGGGCAACTATAGCATCGTGTTGTGTGTCGTAAGGTTTGCCTACTCCGCAGTCTAAATCCAAAAAGAGCGCCTTTAATTGCTGTACATTGTCAGCTTTACGATTCGTACCTTCAACAAATGTACCTAATGCAAAATAAGCGTCGTATCCTTCTGTATCTAAACTAACTGCGGTTTTCGCTACAGCATCTAACGACTCGTAGAATTTTTGTATTGTTTTGTTGTTCTTTATTCCTACTACGCAGTAATACCCTTCATCACTCAACACGCTACTGAGAAATTGTTTCGTATCCATATCTCATCCGCGTTTTAGAGAGGTACGGACGCCACTAGGACGCCCGTATTAAAGTTTTTCTAGTCGTCAAACTCATCCAGTAAACTGGCAAGATCAACTTGAGGGGTCGGTTCAGCCTTTTTATTAGACTTTTTAACCGTGGGTTCCTCAATCTTTTCTGGTTCCTCTTCTGTAATATTTTCCTCGCGTATTGCCGAGGGGGGAGCAACCTTATCACTAGTTAACTGCGGAGCGCTAGTATCTTGTTTTGGTTTTACCGACATAGTAACCAATTTCAAAACTTCTGGGTCTTTCTGAAGGTCTAAAGTTATCTTCAACTCATCCTGAGTAACAGGACGAAGGGGTTTAAACAACAATTTAGGTGTACTACTATCCGTGTCAAAACGAATTTCTGTGATAACGGATGCAAGTGGGGCTGTTTGCGAATTTAAGAAACGCGCATAGGTCTGAAGGCCCATCTTTTTCTTATCGTCGCCAAACACACTAGTAGCGGGAAGTATTAATTGGTATACCTCGTTACTACGTACAGTACCGTCTTGGTCGGCAAGTAGTATGGCAACACGTTGTTGGTACCTACACGCACGGCTTTCACCCATACCGGAACCTTTGATATTCTGCGGGCAATCAAAGCAAGTGTTAGACTGCTTATCACTAGCCCCTACATCTTCTCCGGGCCTCCCAGTATTTGTATCTCCTGACCAGCAAGTAGGGGGATTAGTTTGTCCAGCTACGTACTGCCCAGCGTAGTAAGTTCTTGATATAGGTGCGGCTTTTACGATAATAAAACTTAAACTACGCTCTTCCAGTTCAGCTATTTCCTGACCGCCGACTACTTTACGGAATACACCGCCACGTATACTAATCCTTCGTATAGTGTTTGAAGAAGTGTTGGCTACGGTTTCGGGTTCTAGCTGGGCAAGAAGTTCTTTATATTCGTCCGGCATGCTGTCAAAAAGAGTAATATCGCTCATAGGTCGTCATCCTCGGTAAAGTCAAATAAATCTAATTGGGTTGGTGTATTAGGCGCACTATCAGTTATATCTTGTTCGGTATCTAATGCAGGTTTTTCTGCTATGTCTCCCTGATTCCGTTTCAATCCCTCAACTACAGCAGGAATGTCGAAACGGTAGGTATACCCAACTTTTATATAACTGTCTTCAGGTATGTAACCTTTCTGCACCCATGATCTAACTGTCGTTACCTTTACAGAAAGGTATTTAGCTAAATCGTCGATAGGGACATAAGTTTGCGTCATTTTTTTCTCCTTACGGTTACAGTGTATTCGCTATCCACATTTAAACCCGGTGGTAGCAGGGCGGGATTCTCTTCTAAGAACGTGCGCATGTTCCCCTGATGAAGACGTTTCTCCATAAGGTCAACTGCTTCATGCTTGAGAATAAAACTGTTCATCGCCTCCCAGTCACCAGTCCAGTACCTAGTTCTGGTAGAACGGTAGAAGGTGCCATCCTCGGTACGGACGGATTCGACGCTATTATCTTTGCAATGCTCTAGTAGGGCACTACTTATAGTTTTAAGTTTGGTATCTAATTCGGCAATTTGGGCATTGAGTTCACTGGCTACCTCAGCTTTCCTATCCCGTATTTTCAGATATACAGAGACAAGTTTACTAAGGTCTGGTTTTATAGCAGACATATCATCATTCCTTATATTTTTTGTTATGTTTTACACAATATAGTGTAGTTTGATCTACATTTCAAGTACTTCGTTGTATAAATCTATCATTTTTGAATGTACGTCTATTCGCCCGTCAAGAAGACTATATATCCGCTTCTCTACTGCGGAGCCTTGTAGCTGGATTACTGTACACGGGTGAGTTTGTCCTGAACGGTGAACCCTAGCGTTGGCTTGTGCGTATGTTTCTAGTGAGGATGTTGGCCCCCACCATACGATTGTGTTTGCCGCTGTCAGGGTTACCCCATGAGCCGCCGCTTGTGGTTGGATTATTAATACTCTTGGGTCTTCAGTGTCCTGAAACCTTTTGAATATCTCAGTACGTTTCCCAGCAGATACATCCCCTCGGATGATTGCGTTAGTTATACCGTCCTTGTTTAGCTTCTCAGCTAATATGTTTATGGCGTGCCTAAACGGTACGAATATAAGTACCTTCTGACTAGACTCGTCAATCGCTTCGCGTAGTACTTTGTAGCGATTCTTTACATCAAATTCTACCGTCTCTCCAGTATCGGTATAGACAGCACCACAAGAAATCTGTAGTAGTTTGTTCATATTAACGGCGGCGTTTACTGCGGTTATCTGCTCCCCTGCCGCGACTGATACCATCTCGTTTTTTAGTTCCTTGTAGTATTTCTTTTGCTGAGAGGTTAGTTCTACCTCACGTTTCACGTAGGTCATTTCTGGTAGGTCAAGGCATTGTTCTTTAGTGAAACGTATTGCCGGTTGTAGTGCATTAAACGCCGTATCTTTAGCGTTAGGTTTGGGTACCCACTTAAAGTTTGTTACTTTGTACATCACCATTTCTCTAAACGCCCCAAAGAATCTCGGTACTGATTTAGGGTTAACTAGTTTAGCTATACCGTATGCGTCTACGGGGGACTGCGCGGCGGGGGTTCCGGTCATCATCCACAACCATGTGTCTGGTGTAAGGAGGGCGTTTAATATCTTCCAGCGTTTGGATTGGGAGTTCTTATAGTGATTAGCTTCGTCTACGATTATCAGATCAAAACCGCCATTAGCTATCTCATCACGTACTATCTCCACCCCATCATAGTTAATAATTATATACTCAGCGTTACCGTTGATTATCTCGGCTCGTTTCTTACGTGGGCCGTAGGCTATATCCACTGATCGGTGCATTGCAAAGTTAAATAG